GGCACCCGCGCCGACGTTGAGCGCGCCCGCGTTGTTCCAGACCGCCTCGGGATCCGCCTGCGCCACCGTCGGCAAGGTCATCTTGACCACGCCAGCCCCGAGCGGGCCCGCGCCGGGGACGAGCCTGACGTCACCGCCCAGCCCCTCGTCCGACCGCCCGCCGGTCAGGACGGCGTCACCGCCCTTCTCGGTGGTCGAGGAGTGCCCGCCGGTCACGGAGGCGTCGCCGCCTCGGGCGAGATCCGACCGGCCCGCCGTGAGCACGACCGCGCCGCCCCGGAACAGGCCGGACGTCGCCCCCGCCGTGAGGATGATATCCCCGCCCTCCTGCGTGGCCGCGTCGCCGCCCTTGATGTTGACACTGCCGCCGTGGCTGTCCGGGGCGACATGCCCGCCGCCGCCCTTGATTTGAACGCCACCGGGACGCGAGGTCGCGGTTCCCGCCGCGCCGTTCAGGATGACATCGCCGCCGTCGCCCGTGCCGCCGGACCCGCCCGTGATCTCGACGTGCCCGCCGCCGCCATCACCCGTCGTGGCACCGGCCTGTAGCACGAGATTGCCGCCCCAACCGCCCACGCCCTGGGCCTGACCCGCCTTGATGACGACCGGCGCGCCGCCGAAATCATCCTGACGGGACGCGCCCGCGCTGATCAGTATGGGTCCGCCCGAAGCCCCCGCGCCGGACGCGATGGTGATGCCGCCGCCGTAGGTCGGCCCAACACCCCCAATCAGACGGATATCACCTGAACGCCCCGCCAGGCCCGTGGAGTCGGCTGTCCGAAGGATGATGTTGCTTGAGTCGCCCGCGAGCGGATTGAAGAACGACGTGATCTCCCGGTCCTCGAAGAGGACGATATTCCCCTCGGACATCTGAAGATCGGCCAGGACGCGGATCTTGCCGCCCGTGCCGGGCATCAACTGGATATCCCCGGCCTTCAGGACCGCCACGGGATCGCCGAGTCCGGTCGAGAGGATCAGATCCCCACCTTCCAGGCTGCTTCCGCCGGGCTCGTCCGGGGTCGAAATGGGGACGTAAGAGCTTGGGCCGCTCGCCAGGAGCAGCGGCCCCGTCATGGTGCCCCCGGTCGTGGGCAGACCCGCGCCGCCGGACGATCCACCCGCGCCGATGTTCAGGACGCCCGCGTTGTCCCACACCGCGCGTGGATCGGCCTGCGCCACCGTCGGCAGGTTCTCAATGAACAGGTTGCCGTCGAGCCCGGTGGAGTTGGGGTGCTTCAGCGGACGGCGGATGATGACGTTGCCCGCGTTCGCCGTGGAGCCCGCCAGGATATCGGTGTGGCGAGAGTCAGAAATAATTACATCGCCGAAATGAACAGCGGAGACCCAGCCGCCGCCAGATGTCTCGCCGCCGACGAACACCTTGCCGAACCCAAGCCCGCCGTTATGCGCTCCCGAAGGACCTCCGAACAGAATAAGATCACCGCCCAGCCCTACACCGTTGGCGCTGCTAGAATAGATACGAAGATCGTAGCCATCGGTATCAACTACTGTTTGGGGCGCACCAGTGAGGCCTCCCATCGTGAAGATCGTCTGACTGACCGCTACGTGCGCGTTGAGATGGAGGGTTAAATTGTCCGATGACGTAATGTAACTATCGACACCCATGACCAGCGGACCATCAACATTGATGGCCCCTCGCGCGGAACCCTCACTCAGCCCCGCCCGCAAATAAACGCTGCCGCCTCGGAACGCTCCATCCGCGTTGCCCGCCTCGATAACAATATCCTCGCCCATGGCCAGCGAACCATCAGCGGCGGATGGAGCGGTGATCCGCGCGCCGTTCGTCATGACGATATCGCCGGTCATGGTGCCGCCGGTCGTGGGCAGACCCGCGCCGCCGCCACCGCCCGCGACACCGCCCGCGCCGATGTTCAAAACTCCAGCATTGTTCCAGAGGACATCTGGATCTGTTTGCGTAACGGTCGGCAAATGCTGCAGCTTGATGACGCCGAAGATCGTGCTGTCACTGTTACGACCGCCCATGATGACGACATTGCCCGGCAAACCACCGGCCCAATTATGATCGCCACCCGAAACAATCGCGTCGCCGGGAACATTGGCCGCGCGGTTCCAACCGAGCCCACCCTGGAGCTTCGCGTAGCCAGCGGCGGTCGGGTCACCTTCGGTGGGGTTCTGCGCGGTGCCGCCCACGACCACGACGTCGCCGCTGACACTGCCGACACCGCCCATGATGTTGATCGACGTCGCGGCGCTAATGGACAACCCCTTACCTTCCGGCGAGGAGATGCGTTCCGGTCGCAGCGTCGCGGATGCGCTGAACAGCACGTCACGCTGGAACAGGGACTCGGCGGCAACGGAGAACGTCGAACCATAGACATAAACACCGCCGAGCGCCCCGGTGCCGTCGCCGTAACCACCATACAGATTGAGATACCCGCCCTGCGAGTTGCTCCCCGGCTGAGCATCTCCGCCCGAGATGGTTACCGCTCCTCCACCGTAACCACCCTTGCCGCCTTTTAGAAAAATACCGCCAGCGTAACGGTTTTCTCCCACCGACGAACCCGCGACCATGAAGATGCTGCCACCGCGCCCCAGCGGGTCCGTATGATCGCCCGCCTTGATCTGGATCGATCCGCCGAGCAGCCCCATGCCCGACGTGCCCGAGCTGTCGGCGGCGGCGATCTTGACGTCCATCCCCTCGCCGCTCTCGTTCACCTCGGTGCCGATGGTGCCGAACGAGCCGAACGAGAGCGGCGCGTTCTCGATGAAGATCCGCCCGTTCATTAACGGATCGACACTATTTACCCCCGCCGACAACACGAGGTCGCCACCCATTTGCGTGGCGCTGGCGGATGGCCCGCCCGCCAGCTCGACGTCGCCGCCCGCGACGAAACCGTTCTCGAACGTTTCGGCCCCGATAATAAGCACCTTGCCGTTGGTCCGATGCGATGGCGCGCCGCTGGGGCTTCTGCCGCCCCGGATCTCGACGTTGCCCGGCTCGCTCTGTTCGCCGAGTGACGCGCCGCCCTCGATGAAGACGCTGCCGCTGACCCCTTTGCCCTGACCGCCCCTGAGCATGACATAGCCGCCGAGCCCCTCGCCGGGATCGGCGGCGGCGTTGGCGATGCCGCCCTGGATGTTGATGTTGCCCGCGATCTTCGCGTGTGCGTTGCCGCCAGTGAGTCCGATATCGCCCGCGTCCAGACCGTCGCCGCCATTCAGGAAGACGCCGCCAGCCAGACCCTGGGCCCCATGACCGCCCTTGAGGACGACGTGCCCGCTCGACCGGCCCGCGCCACTACCGACGCCGCCAATGAGGTTGATATTGCCGCCGATGGCCCCCGCGCCACCGTCGAAGGTCAGCGCGCCGCCCATGCTGACACCGCGACCGCCCGTGATGTTGACCGCCGCGCCGACGCCCGAGTCCACGGCTGGCGGCTGCCCGCCCGTGATCGGCATGTAGGCGTTGGTGCCGCTCGAACCGATGCCCAGAATACCGTTGCTTAACCACAACGCTTCCGGGTTCTCCGGTGCCGTGCTCGGCAGGTTCTTCAGGATGATGTAGCCGTTCATCGCCGGGTCGATGGTGTTGACGCCCCCCGACAACGTGAGGTCGCCACCGCGCTGCACCCCGTTCTGCGAGTCGCCCGCGCTGACGATCACCTCGCCGCCAGGGCTTTGCACGTTCGCGTAAGAGATGCCGCCGATGATGGACACCTTGCCCGTGGGCTGCGTCGAACCCCCATAGGTGCTGTTGCCGCCGTGCAGCAGGATGTTGCCCGGTCTTCCTTCCACGCCCCAGGTCGCGCCGCCGTAGAGCGCCACGTCCCCGGCGTAGCCATTATGGGCACCGCCGCCCATGATCAGGATCTTGCCGCCCGCGCCGGTCTTGGTGGGATCGTTCGTGCCGCGCCCGGCCAGGATCATGATGCCGCCGCCGCTGTTCTCCGCCGACACGCCCGAGCGGATGAGCATGGGCCCGCCATTTTCGCGGGTGCTGTTACCAGCACGAAACAAAGCGATGCCGCCAAAATCCCCGCCGTTCCCCGCGCCGAACGTGCTGTCGCCGCCCCAGGAGCCGGACCCGCCCCAGGCTTGCACGCCGCCGCCATTGGACGAGGTTCCCAGCGTTGACCCGTTGCCCCCCTGGAGACTGATCCAGCCGCCGCCCGCGCTCGCGCCCGTGCCGGTGCCGCCCGTGAGGCGGATCTCGCCGCCGCCGAGCGCGGAGTCGGTGCCGCCCGACACGTAAACATTGCCGCCCCGGCCCAGCGTGCCGGGGTTGCCGCCCTTGATGAGCACGTTCCCCGCCGGACCCGCCTGGGTCGTCGCGCCGCCTTCGAGGTTCAGGTTGCCCGCGCCGACATCGACCGTTGAATGCCCCGGCCCAATGGACAGATGGTTGGCCCGGACCATGTCGGGAACGGTCATGGCCGGGGTCGTGATGAACGTGCCCAGAGCCATGTAGAGGTTGCCGGACAGCTCGCCGCCGGTCAGCGGCAGCACCGCTTTCCATGCGGCATCCTTGCGCCCGTAGGTCACGCCATCGACCGGAGCTTCAATCGCCGAATGGCCAGCGCCGACGCTGACCACGCCCAGGTTGTTCCAGACCACGTCCGGCTCGGACTGCGGCACGGTCGGCAGATCGACCAGCCGGATGCGCCCCGCCGCCGTGCCGACGCCGCCAGGGTCGAGCACGATATCGCCACCGCGTCCCGCGCCGTCGCCCGCGCCGGTCAGCAACCGCAGCTCGCCGCCATTGCCGCCGACCGCGCTCGCCCCTCCGGTCACGATGGGCGGCGCGATCCCGCCCTGACCCTCAAGGAGCAGGTAGCCGTTCATGCCGACCGTCAGGATGCCCTGCACCACGACGTTGTTCTGGACGTAGACCGGGCCCTGCACCGCGCCGCCCCGGAGCAGCGACAGGACAGGCTCCCAGGTGCCCTGATAGCGTCCCCAGGTATTGGCATCGAGCGGCGCGTCCAGCGGGCTGTTGGCCCGGCCCGCGCCGATGTTGAGCACGCCCTGGTTGTTCCAGACCGCGTTGTCCGGCTGTGCCGCGTTCGGCAGCGACAGCAGGTTGATCTTGCCGTAGCCGGTGGCGCTGGATCCCGCCTGAAGGTTGACCGAGCCCCCCGCGCCCATGCCTGAGTCGCCGCCCTTGACGAAGGCGTCGCCGCCCGCGCCCGCCGTGCCCGCGCCGCCCTCGACGCGCGCCTGGCCAGCGTTGCCAGAGATCGCCCCGCCCGCGCCGCCGCGTAGCACCGCGTTGCCGCCGATGCCATCGGTCGATGCGTTGCCGCCCTGCAGCGACGCCACGCCAGCGGCACCCGCCAGGCCGGTGCTGGCCGCGACCGCCAGCGCCAGGCTTGAGCCCACGCCGCTCGCCAGGACCGCCGTCGTGACGCGCGCGACGGATCCGTCGATGACGATATCGCCGATCATCGTGCCGCCGGTCAGCCCGAGCACCTTGGCCCAGGCCGCGTCCCGCCGACCGTAGGCGAAGGTGTCGCTCGGCGCGTCGTTCAGGAACTCCGAGCCGCCGCCCGCGCCGATGTTCAGGATGCCGTTGTTGTTCCACACCGCCTGAATATCGGTCTGCGCCACGGTCGGCAGACCGAGCACGCGGATCAGGCCGGTCGTGCCGCTGGTGCTGAGTCCGCCGCCGAGCGTGACGTTGCCACCGGGCCCGGTGCTGGAGGATCCGCCGAACAGCTCGATGCCACCGCCAGGTGCCACGCCGCCGCCGCCCGCCTGGGCATGGATCAGGATCGGTAAGCCGGGCGTGTCCGCCGCCGGATTGGCCGCGACGAGACCCACCAGCCCGCCGTTGTTCCAGAGCTGTCCGACCGGCGTCGGCTTCACCGAACCCAGACCGGAGACCATGATGGGCCCGCGCGAACCGCCGAAGCCGACCCCGGCGACGATCTGGATCGTGCCCGCCGTGCCGCCGATGGTGATACCGCCCACGATCTGCAGGAGCCCCGCCGGACCCCCGGCGACGGCACCGCCAGCGCGCAACGTGAGATCGCCGCCCCTGGCACCTTCCTGTCCCCCGCCAGGGACAATATTGACGTCACCGCCACCGCCGCCACCGCCCATGCGGGCGGTCCCGGCGCGCATCTGGATAGCGCCGCCGTCCTCGAAACCGCTACCCGCCTGAAGAGTGATCGCTCCGCCCGCGCCGCCCAGCGGGCTGGCGTTGCCGCCGCTCAGTCCGACGTTGCCGCCATTGCCGGACGTCGTGGTCCCCGCGTTTCCCGCCACGATCCCGACGCCCGCGCCGAAACCACCGTCGCTCACGCCCGGCTGGATCGTCATCGTCAACGCCGCGAGACCCGAACCCGCGACGGCGTCCGCCGTTCCCAGGCGCGGATAGATCGCCGACGAGGTGCCCAGGTTGAGCCGACCGCGCATCGTGCCGCCGTCGAGCTTCAGGTAGACGTCAGACGCCGCGTCGAAAATGTTCCGTTGCATGGCCGGATCGACCGACGACGGCACGCCGACCCATAGCCGCAGCGGATCGGCCATCTCGACGGCCAGCTCGCCAGGACGCAGCGAGCCCTCAATCGGCGAATTGCCGGGCGTGGCTGTGCGCTTGATGATCGTCGGAATGACGGCCATGTCAGTCTCCTATCATGTCAGGAAGACGTTACCGATATGTATCGGATCAGTATGTCCCGGCGTCGATGACGCCGATGTCGAGCGCGGTGCCGGGCGTCAGCCCGTCGCCGGTAAACGTTGGGGAAACGAAATATAGGTTTTGCAGCGAAGACTGCGCGACCTCCCAGATGTTCTCCAACGCGAGCTGAACATCACTGCCACCGGCCACGGGAGGAACCACGCCGACGTTACGCGCCAGGATCGATACCCGGTGCAAATGGATCGGCACCCAGGAGTCCCCATCGGAGACCAGCCAATCCTCCATATGGAGCGGCTCGGCGGGTTCGTTCGGCCCGCCACCGGGCCCGTCCTTGAAGCAGATCAGGAAGGCGTTATCGTTTCCGGCGGTCGATGGCGGCAGCGGTAGCGGCCCGCCCAGAGGCATGCCGCCGTGCCCGTTGTAGCGCCCCTCATGCGTCGAGGGGTCATAGATCCCCGCGAACACCAGCACCCCGAGCACGGCGGCGATGGCATCGAGGATCTCGTTGATCGCCGGAATGATCGTCTTGTTGGTTGTTTGCAGAGCCGTGACGTTCAGGCCGGTCTGCGTGCGCAGACCCTGCGGTGTCACGATATGCAGATCGTCCGGCGTGACGGCGGCGACTTCCGCTGGCGTGGCGACACGCGCGCCCGCGCGTTGGGTCTGCGTCGCCTGGTTGAGCGACAACGGACTCGCGGGCGAGCCATCGCCCGCCATCGACGCATCGTGGACGACCGTCGTCAGGCTGCCGCCAGGCGCGAGCGTGCTTTTGTCGTAGAGCAGCCGACGCCCTGAAGGATCCAGCGACGTCGGCACGCCGACCCAGATGCGCATTGGATCGTTCTGCTCGATGCAGATCTCGCCATCGAGCAGCATGTTGTCGGGCGGTGGCTTGTTGGGGGTCGGCGTTCGTTTGACCCGCGCGATGCCGGTCCTTCCGCTCATGGAATGACCACCCAGGTGATCACCCCGCCCGTGTTGACGCAGCCGTAGGTCAGCCCATCAGCCGGTGGCAGTGGCATGGCGGCGGGAGCGGCGGGGACCACGGCGTAGCCGCCAACACCGCCCGTGTTGACCCGGCCATAGAGCTGCCCGTCCGGTGGGGCTTCCATGACGCCGCCGATGATGGCGTCGGTCGCCGCGTCGAGGTTCACCGTGTCGCCCACCTGCGTCAGGCCGGTGCCGTAGGTGACCGGCGTGCCGGTCGGTGCCGCGACTTCGCGCCACTGCCGACCGTCGAACTGGTAGGCCTTGCCGAAGGTCGAGGTGATCACCTGACCGGTTCGCGCGTTGTCGGGGAAACGAAACGCGATATCGACCGGCATCTCGCGCGTGTCGCGCGTGTCGCGCGGGTCGGCGGCGTGTGCTTCACTCATTTTCGTTCTCCTTAACGAATGAACTTCTTGGCGATCTCGTCCATCTTCAACCATTGCTCATCGGAGACCATGGTCGTGGAGCCGTAGTCGAGGATGCGGTCGCGCATGTCCTCATAGAAGCTCACCTCCCAATCGGTGAGCTTTTCCGAGTGATGCTCGGCATCCTCGATGAACTCCATCAACCGGGTCAGTTCGTTGTCCTCAAGCATCGGGGATCTCCATTGGTTTCGTATACGAAAGGACTTCCATGCGCCGGAACAGCGACTGATCGAGCGCCTCGTATTGTTCCACTGTCGGAACAGGCGCGGGGGACATGCGCGGCGCGTAAGGCGTCGAGGCCAGGATCACCTCGGTCTCCCACCATTGCCCGTAGGCCATGAACTCATGGGTCATCCGGTTGACGCGTAGTAGCCCTGCATCACCCCGTGCGACCAGCTCATGACGCGGCCAACCAGAGATGCCTCGACCCCGACGCCCAACGTCTCGTAACCGCCGGTCCCGACCATCTGGGCGTAGAACGCGTATTGCTGACCCCACATCGTCAGGTTCCATGGGCCCCAACCCTCCATCGAAGACGATGAATAATCGTAACCAACGGACACCTTGCCAACGCTCTTCGACGTCATCAGCCCCATCGGCATGCCGGGCACCGATGCCGCCGTGCCACCCATCGAGCGCAGCATGTTATACTGCTGCAGCGCCAGGAAATGCGCCGCGTAGAGTTCCTGGCCGAGCACGGTGAACTGGCACCAGAACCTGGGCAGCACACCGATGCCCGCGATGTCGAGCCAGAATTGCACGGTGTGGTCGTTGTAGACCGTGTCATCCGCGAACAGCGGGAAATCCTTCCGAAATCTCGCTACGGAAACGATACGATTATGCGGCGCGTCGAACGGCGTGCTTGGGAAATACGCCGTCTGCACGATGCTGTCATTGGAAACGATCTCGCTCATCGCCTCACCTTCGCTGAACATTCGGGACACATGGATCCGGTCTTGCCCACGCGCGCGGCATACCAGAGCGTGCAGCCGGTGCAGCGCCGTTTGACCATGCCGGGCAGCGGCTGCCACGGCTCGTCGTTACGTTCGGCGGTATCGCCCTGGATATGTCTGGCGCGCAGGTTGGTCGCGCCGAGCCGAATGCGGCGGCTCTTCGCCGCCTCGGGCGTGATCCCCAGGCGTTCGGCGATATCGGCGTTCGGCATGCCCTCTTCGGACAGCCTGATCAGCAAGGCGTCGCGCCGGTCGTTCCAGACCGCCCGCGAGGGGTCCGCCACCTACTTGGCCCCCGCCGCCTTCGCGAACGATTTGGCGCTGCCGACGATCTCGTCGCCGCCCGTGGTCTTCACCGGGCCCTTGATGCCGGTGGTCATGCCGGATGGTGCCGTGGACTTCACCGCCGGGTTGACGCTCGGCGGGACCGGCGGTTGCTGGTTCGGTCCCATGTTGGACGGTGCTTTCATGGCATCACCTGTCGGCTGGATTGATGAAGCTCGGCGTCGGATCGTTCTTGGCGACGGGTCTCGTATTGCCAGCGAAACGGTTCTGCTTCTTCGTTCCGGCTGGCGGTTCGGCCTTCGGCTGCGCCGTCTCGGCGACCGCCTCGCTCAGCCGCGCCGCCTGGGTGGCGAGCAGCACCGCCTGTTGATCGGTGCCCGTCTTCGGCGGCGGCTCGACAAAGCCCTCGCAATGCGCCTGGACATACCAGTGCGCGGCGATCTCATCGGCCACGTCATACTTGCCCACGAGATACTCGGTCAGATGATTGTTCTCATCCTTCAACATAAACTGTTTCACTACCGTGATGATAGGCATGGGATCCTCCGGTTATTCGAGCGGCGCGAGGACCGGACCATCGGCCTCGACCAGGGAGCGCAGATGGGCCACGTGGTCGGTCGCCATGTCCACCACCTCCTCGGTCTGGTCCGGCAGCAGACCATATTCAAGGAAACGCAGGATCATCTCCGTTTCGTCCATGGAACGTTACTCCTATTGATACAATCGCGCGCGGACGGCGGCGTCCTTGGCTTCGAGCAGTTTGCGCAGCGCCACCGTGCGCTCGGGATTGCGCGGCAGGTCTTCAACTATCCTCGTGGCGAGGATGCAAAACAGCGCGGACACCTCCGCCAAATGCGTCGGCAAATGCGCGTATTCAAAGAACTGCAAGATGGGCTCTACGTTGTCTCGGTTGGCGTCTGACATGGCGTGTATCCTTCCTCAAATTCTTTCGCGGGCGAAATGCTCCCGTAGCCATTATCGTAGATGACGGCGTAGTCGCCGACATTGGCCCTTTCGAGCATCTCGCCCACGGTGGGTGTGAACGTCACATACTCCCCGTCGCCGGGATCCACCATGGCGCAGACGCGCCCGCCCGTGTCGCGGGTATCGAACCCGGCGATGCGAGCCGCCATGATGACCTTATGGCTGCGGTATTTGGGCCATTCCATCTAATTGTCCTTCCAAGGCTTTGAGACAGCGTGCGTGCGCGAGGCACGAGATAATCTACCGTCTCGGAGCTTAAAACAAAACCGTATGAACGTTTCAGATCCCGTCGCGATATCCGCACGTCTCGGGGTAGACATACTCAAGCACACCCAACCGGCAATAATACGTGGTCAGGTTATACAGCGAGCGCCACTCAAGCGGAGTGCGCGACATCGATGTCATCGGGTAACGAACGCGGTCATACTCTTTGGTGTATGCCATCATCCGCTGGCTGCCCGCCGCGCCGCGTCCGTTCAACCATTTGAGCGGTTGAATGTTCAGCGGTTTGCCGTTGGCCGTGTTGCAGAGGCTGTTCTCCTGAATGAACCGCATCAGAGAGATGTTGCCAGCATCTGAAACTTTCATGCTGACCAAGATGCCGAACTCAGTCGGCGGCACCCGTAGTTCAGTCGGCATGATAGCCCAGCCAGAGGCGCGCCACGTCGCTTCGAGCAGCTCGTTGATCTGCTGCAGGATGACGTCGGGCGTGTTCGCGGTTTGCGCCGCCGCCCACGTGCCGCCGGTAACGTTCGCCACGTTGGTCACGCTCGGATGGTTCGTCAACCCGAACGAGTTCACCGTGAGATCGCCCACGTAGACCAACCGGTCCACGTCCATCTGATACTTCAGCCGTATCACCTGATACTTCTGATCATCGATGGGTCGGCCCACACGCATGGCGGACTCGAGTTCCGGCATCGTGTAGTTCAGCTCCATGCCCCACAGATACAAAGGCTGTGGCACTTTGCCGATATCGAGCTGAGCGCCCGTGATCGCGTTGGCGTCCTTGCCGATCCAGCTCACGCCAGCCGGGTCGATGCCGCCGGTCGCCGCGTAGGACGACAGCGTGAAGCTCGACACTTCGTCCGCGATGGTAACGTCTTCGCGGACATCGATGTCACGGCCCCACGTATACGCGACAAGGGGCTCATGCAGCGTCTGGTCTAACCGCTCAAGCTCGCCAATCAAGAAGACGCCAGTGGCGTCCCTTGTTTTGGCATCGAAAGTAAAAGCGGGTCCGCCGTTACCTCCCATGCCAAACCTGCCCATACCATCAGGCATTCCGTGACCCTCCTTTCGTTACGGTTAGATGTTGAACGCGATCTCCACGATCCCGGTGGCATCCGCCGGTCCCATGAAGTATGTCGTCGCCGGACTACCCAGCGCGACCACGTCCGCGCCTGGCGCGTTCGCCGTGATGCCACCGGGAACATCCGGTGCCACCGCCGTCGCCAGAGACACGCCCACGGGACCGCCCTTCACCGCCGTGCCCGACGTCAGGCGCGTGATGATGTAGCCCCGCTTCAGCACGTTGGCCTCGCCTTGTGTCGGCGGCGTATCGACACCGAGTGCGTCCTGGGTCGCGTGCGTCGGATAAGGCCGCACGTAGATCCCATAGATCGCGGGCGTGGCACCGTCCGCCGCGATGGGCGGGCGGACCTGGCCCGTCACCGGATCGATCATCACGGCGAGACCGTAAGCCGGGGGCGGGTTGGTGTTATCGATGATCTGGGCCTCGACGGTGTTACCCGCTCCGACCCGGTTCACAGCCCCCGGAATACCCGTGGGCAGTGAATACGTAAACGCAACCATTCTGACTCCTTTCAGTTAATGACGAACGCCGTTCGTCTGCTTCGACCAAAAATCCCGGTTCGCGGTATTGATGGCCTTCAGCCGCCCGACCTGCGTGTCGTTCGGCGTGAACACGTCGTCTCCGGTCACGTAGCCCTGCTGCGAAGACGCGAGCTTGTTCGCCGCCGCCTGACGATCCGACGCATCGAGGAACAACACCCGAACGCTCTCGCAGCTCATGCCCTTGATCGCGTCGGTCGTGAAACGACCGAGCGCCGCTTTCCCGGCCTTGCCGAGCGCCTGGCGGCGCATGTCGCAGAGCGCCTTCGCGGTGCCCATGCCGGGCTTCGCGTCGATGGTCTGGAACTTGATCCCCGGCGAGAGGATCTCCGCGCGGGCGCGAACGTCCCTGACCAGGCGTCCGATGCCCTTCTGCACCGCCGCCACGTAGGCGGCGTCGCCCATCTTCATGGGCCCGGTCTTCAGGCTGCCGTCCGCGTCCATCAGCTCGGGCTCGGCGGCGGTCAGCTTCTCGGCGCTCAGCGCGCCGGTCTCGCCTTCCTTGACGTCCTCGTCCTTGGTCGGATCCTCGGGCGGGGGCGGGGGCGGGTCTTTGTCGTCATCCTTCGGCGGATCCTCGCCCTCGCCGCCTTCGCCGCCCTTCTGCAGCCACGGCGGCAGGTCGCCGTCCTTGATGATCGCGTCGAAGAAGGACGTGATCTTGGTGTCCAGCGCCTTGAGGCTGTCCTCGATCTTGCCGACGCGGCCTTCAAGAGCCGCCGCGTCCTTGCCGTGCTCGACGTGGACGTGGACGCTGTGGCGCTGGTTGTCGTCCTCATCGCCGTCCGGCTCTTTGTGCTCGCCCTCGACCGGCGGCATCGGCAACACCGCCTCTTCGGCATCCTTCACGATGGCCGCGAGGGTCGCCTTGTCGCGGGCGAAGAACGCGTCCCGCACGTAGTCGCCGATTGACCGGCGCGCCGCTACTGCACCCATGTTTCAACACCTCCAAAAAAAGATACAGCCTACCTCTTGACGATCACCGACAAGAGGATCACGTAGGGGGCGGGCAATCGCGCCCGCCTCGAACCCGGAGAAAAACGAATGACGATGCCGTTCAAAACCCGCCGCAGGATGGAGACCCAGATCGCGCGGCAGATCGTGAAAGACGCCCTGTATGAAGACATGAGCGTCTCGGTCTTCGATGGTGAGGTGTTCACCATCCGCCGGTCGCGTGACCTGAAAGAGGTCATGGCCGCGCTGTTCACCACCGATGACGACACGCTCTGGCTGCACCCCGCCGAAGGCAAGGCCGAAGGCTGGGTGCATCTGGTCTACGGCAACGATGGTTGGGACGTGATCCACGACTACAGCGTCAACCTCGAAACCCTGCTCGAAGGCGCGAACAGCGTCGCCGACGAGCTGGAAAACCATTACGGATAAGGAACCAAAACGATGGACTTCATATTACGCATCCGCATCGACAACGCGGCGTTCGAGGAGAACGCCACCGGGGAGGTCGGTGACCTCCTGCGCCTGGCGGCGGACATCATCGAGGCTGACGGCTTCGGCGGGCCCGGCGTGACGACTCACCTGCGCGACAGCAACGGCAACAAGGTCGGGGGCTTCGCCCTCGTGGAGGGTTGAAAATGCGACATATGGTTTACCCGGAACGGGGCGAGGAAACCGTGCGCTTCTCGGCGCTCGACCTCTTCATGTCGAAATACCGCGACAGCCGCGTCGTGGCCTTCAACGACGCCGGGGAAGAGCTGAACATCACCGGTGTTCAGTTCAATTTTCTCGACGGCAAGCTCATGCTGCACGTCGAAAAGAGCTGACCCGGAGGGGGGACTTCGGTCTCCCCTTTTCCATCACCGACAAGAGGATACACTCATGTCCATGGCAAACCCCCTGATCCACTTCGCCGCCCAGAGCGGCGCGTTCGCGCTCTTCGGCCTCGCCGAGAGTCCCCTGGCCCGCGTCAACGAGACGCGGTCGATTGTCGATCTTCCGATAGAGATCACCTCGATGTGGATCATTCCACACGAGGAACGGAATATCGCCATAACCGAGATCCACGATGCGCTGCGCGATTATCGCGCGGGCGCGTGGTATGCGATCCCGCGCGATGGAGCCGTCGCCGCGCTCGCCGCCATCGCGAAAAGGCACGGCGGCGTCGAGGTTCCCGTGCCTGACGGTTACGTCGCGCAGCCGCGCGAGCATTATCTCAGCCGTGCCGTGATCACCCCCGAAGGTCGCTTCGGATCCGCCCGCAAGGCCGGTGACGCGTTCGGCATTACCCGACAGGCGGCGTGGGACCGCGCGCATCGCCGCGTCAACGGCTGGCGGTTCGAGAGCGAAGAGGAGTCCGCGTCGTGAAAAACCCCACCCGCCGCGAGGCATCCCTGGCTGACCGGTTCATTGCGAAAACGTATAAAGCCGACGAGCGATACATCGGCACCATGACGATGGATGCCCTGAAACGAAAAACCCGGTCAGCCGCGAAATTCATCTTCGATGAGGCGGCGACCCGGCGGGTCGCCAACGTGGTCCGCGATATCCCCGAGCTGCTCGTGCGCGAGTCCGCCTTCGCCCGCGCGCCGTTCGAGCTGACCTGGCTGGAGTTCCCCCATTGGGTCTACTGGGACGCCCTCGGCAATCCCAGAGGTCACCGGTCGGACACCGCCGATCATACGGTCGGATACCTGATCGACCACGGCACGGTCACCGTCGTGACCGGCGGAACGATCAGCCAGCCGCATCTCGGCCCGAGCGTCGGGATCCTGCAATACCAGCTCAACACCGAATGGCCGCAAGAAGCGATGGACGCGTTCGCCGCCATCGGCGGCACCGGGGTCACCCTCGACCGGATCGACCAGTGCCTCTGGGGATCGACCTACCACCGGCTCGATCTGGAGACCCGCGACCGGTTACGGCACCGCAACGTCGTCTCGGTGATCCCCGGTCTGCTGCACACGCGAGACGCCGACAAGCACCGGGCCACGCTGCATCGAACCTTCGCCCTCGGCGCGGGCGAGCTGCGCAACATCATCGCGATGCTGTTGATCATGAACCGGCCCAAAATCGCCAGGATGACCGGCGTGCCCGGCGGGCACGGGATCTATCGCGGCAAAAGCATGACCTACAACAAGCACACCAGCGTGACCATCGATCTGGATCCCATCCCCGAGCTGCGCTCGACCGCCACGCCAGCGGGCGCTGGTGCCCTGCGCCGCCGTCACCCCGTGCGCGGGCACTACTGCCACAACGCCGACGCCCGCGAATATCACCGCATCGCCGGGTGCATCCACGATTGGATCGTCGCCGACGAGGAGTGGCACCCCATGCCGGACGTGGAGATCTCCGACTCGAACCATTGGCTCTGCGGCACCTGCGGCGGCAAGCGGTGGTGGAAAAGCGACCACGAGCGCGGCGATGAAACGCTCGGGATCATTACGCATGACGACTACAATATCGTCGGTTAGACCCTCTTGACAAAGATCGACAAGAGCCCACATTCGCTAGACGCGAAAGCGGAAGGAGAACCCATGACCGTTTACGACTGCCCCGACATCAGCATCAGAAACCACGGCTCTGTCGTGGTCCTGACCGGTGTCACCCCCGAAGGCCGCGCCTGGCTGACGGATAACATCGACCCCGACGCGATGCGTTGGGGCAACGGCTTCGCGGTAGAGCCCCGCTACGTCGGCCCGATCCTCGATGGTGCCGCCGACGCCGGTCTCGAAATCCGCTGGTAACCCTGGAGAAAACCCAATGATCACCTCAGACCCCCTGATGGCTTGCGTGGACTGCCTGATGTTCGTCGCCAACGGTGACGAGCCCGAAGACGAAAGCATCGACCTCGGTGCCTGTATCACCGCCCACCTCGACCTCCGCCCCCTGCAGCACCTCGTGTGCGGCGACAGCGAACAAGACGATGAGTTCAGCTGGCGCGCATGCGAATGCTGCGGATCGACCCTCGGTGGCTCCCGCCACCAGCTCTTCCTCTTAACCTCGGAGTCCTGAACCATGTCCGCTTCTAATTTCACCAATGCCGCCGACGTCCGCCGTTTCTTACTCGGCGGGCGCGCGGTCCTCTCACTCCGCTCGCACAAGAGCGGCGAGCACCGCACCTACCGGGTCTCGCGTAAGGACGAAAGCTCGCCCTACTTCGTCGCCCTGCTGACCGGTCCCGACAACACCGAAGACTACACCTACCTCGGCGTCATGGATAAGTATGACAACCGCCTGATCCAGACCCGCGCCTCGCGGCTGCCCGCCGACAGCATCCCGGTGCGGGCGTGGAACTACCTGGCCAGCCACCTGGGCCGCGACGCCCTGCCGCGCGACGCCGACGTGATGCACGAAGGCAAATGCGGTTGCTGCGGTCGCGCCCTGACCGTGCCCGAGTCCATCGCGACCGGCTTCGGTCCCGAGTGCTCCGCGAAGATGGGGATCCCCCGCGCCGAGCTGCCGGTGGAGCCGGTGCTCCCCGTGAAAGAGCCGCCATTGCTGATCCGGGTGACCTACTCGTCCATCGACGGCGGCGGGTGCAAGACCATGAAATTCAAAACCCTGAAAGGTGCCCAGAGCTTCGCCCAGAAATGGGTCGGCGTCGGCCCCGAGCTTGGCTACGGCTATGCCGTGTCCGGCGATGGCGTCGGCAAGATCACCTGCGAAGGTGTGCCGGTCGCCGCCCTCTTCCCCCTGCTTCAAGGAGTCTGACCCATGATCTGGACACTTCACAACGGCGCGTTCCCCGAGCTGCTCGGCTTCTTGCCGGGCATGCTCAGCGAGGAGGATCCCCGCCCCGCCCGCGAGCAATTCGACGCCAACTACCAGCACGGCGGGGGTTGGCGTCCCCAGGCTCGCTTCGAGCTGCGCGGCACCGACCTTTGCTACCCGAACGATCCGCCGCTCACGGTGCTGGCGCAGACCCGGCTACGCGATGAGACGATCCGGCTCTACCCCTACGGCTACGTCGTCATCCTGCAGCCGGATGGATCCTTTGAAGCATGCCGGATGGACTGACCTTTTCTCGTTCACTGAAGGAGACCGCACCATGAAACCCGCGAAAAACCAGAACCTCGAACGCGCCCTGGCGAAGATCGCCAAAAAAACCGGCCTGTCCGTTCGGGACGTCGCCAGGATCATCCTCACGCTGGAGGACGCCATCGCCCACCTGTCGGAAGACGACCGCGCCGCCTTCCTGGCCGCGATGAGCGAAATCCAAGAGACCCTGCGGGAATACCCCAACACTCCGCTATTTGTTCAATAAAGGAGACAACACCATGAAAACCGCGAAAAACCTGCCCCCGCTGTGCGCCGCCGTCCAACCCTCGACCGGCGAGATGATATTGATCAAACGCGGGGTCGAGGGATACTTCCCCGCCCCCGTCGAGCTTGGTTCGATCAGCATCGACGCCTTCAACCAGCACCTGGGCGTCACCCCGGTGCAGGTCGCCGCCATGCTGGCCGGGTCGATGTTCGGTTGGGACTGCCCGGCGGCGGATCCCTCGACCTACCCCTAGCTTGACAGGCATCGACAAGAACAGGCCCGCCAGAGCCCCCAGAGGGGGGCCTGGCGGGTTTTTCGTTTAGGGCCGCTACCGGTCGTCCCTGGGCTCGGTGTCGCCCAGCCAGTGCATGTCCGGCGAATAGTAGCCCCGGCGCATCTGCTCGTCCGCCGGTAACGGCTTCAGCGGGTAGACCCGCCCGGCGACGATCTGGTCGAAGTGTAGCGTCCCATCGGATCCGTCATAGATCCGGTAACCGTAGTCGATCATGCCGCCATCCTCCGCACGTGGTCGAGCGTCCGGTCGGACATGAACGCCCCGAGTCTGCTACGCATAACCGCTTTGGCGTGCCCGAACAGCATCGCCAGGCGGAACCCCGACAGCCCGCCGAAGGCGGTATAGCCATCGGCGGAGTCATCGTAGGCGTAGGAATACATCTCCGCCCAGGTCTCCTTGCGGCGCATCTCCCGCTTCAGGATCTCCCCCATGCGCGGGTTTTGGAACCCGCCCAGAGCATACTTCTCGCCTAGCCAGTATGCCGCCGCCTCATACTCTTCCGGCGTCATCTTGTTGACGCCCTCGTCCACCGCCGCGATGAACTCCGGGTCTTCGCTCAACCGCGTGATCCGGTCGATGGCATGGCCGATCTCGTGGCGCAGCGTCGCGTCGCGCTGCGACAGGTGCCGCTTCGTCCCGTCCGGCAGCGTGATGTCGTCAGCCACCTGTATCTCGCCCGTGCCGCCGAAGAACACGCCCGCCGGTTGCATCCCCGGCGCGCCGGGATGGTTAGCGCCGAACGGCTCGCACTCATGCACCGCGCGGATGGTGACGTTGTCGCGGAGCAGCGCCTCGACGTGCGATTTGGGCAGCAACCCGAGCTGGCGCTGCAGCGCGATCCTGATCGATGAGTCGCCGCCGAAAAACGGGATCGTCTTCGGCGCGTTGATGTTCTCGCTCAGCTCGGTGTTGAGATCCTCGGCGCTCATCCACGCGTAATCGTTGGCCCGCTTCTCGCGCGCCTCGCGGGCGACCGTGAACCGTTTGGCCATCTCGCCGGTCAGCCGGTCGAGCATGTATTTGTCGTCCTTCGAGAGCTTGCCTGTCACGTCATCCCGGCGGAGCGTCTGCAGGTCGAGCATCGCCTCGCGCAGATCCGCGCCGGGGATCCGCGACAACAGCACCTTGTCCATCGACCCCTCGGGCCCGCCCTGCGCGCGGTCGATCAGCAACGAGAGCTTCTTGATGTTATCGTAACGTTCCCGGCCAGACTTCGTTCGCGTCACGGGTGGCATCCGGCCCGACTCCACCGGCTCGGCGGACACCGCCGTCTCCGGGTGCGTCTCGCGCGCGATCTCGTCCTCGGGATAGCCATGCTCGCGCAGGATGCTGCCCACTTCGCGGTTCGACAGCACGCGGTTGACCTTCACCGCGCCGCCGATCATCCACGCGCCGCCCTGCATCTTGTTCGTCTTGAAACGATAGAACCCGCCCGCTGGCACCTTGCCCCGGATGTCCCGCTTCGGCGAGCTTTCCGCTTCCGCCTGGTAGTCCACGTCGGCGGGCAGCTCCACCTCCGCCCAGACGCGGGACGGTGCCATCTTACCGGTCGAGAGCTGCCGTAGGTGCGGCGCGATGGGCAGCACGCCCGCGTGCCAGCCAGGACGCTCGGCGTAGCCCTTCGTCGGCTGAAACCGACCCTCGATCCATTCCCCCTGCGAAACGGGTTCCTTGGCCCCGATGAACAGCGGGTAGAGCTTGCCGCCGCGCTGCTCGAAGAGCTTGTAGGCCTTGACGGACTTCGTTGGCGGCGTGAACCGGCCAGCGCCTGGCGGTTCCTCCGCGCTCATCGCCTCGCCGCCGGTCGGCCCGCTCGCGCCACCGCCGCCACCACCGGACGTCCACTGGCCACCACCGGGCCCCTTGCCCTTGCGCGCCTCGGTCTCCCACCCCTCGGCGTCCGCCGTCCACGGGTAGTCAACGTCCACGTGATCGCCCGTCCGCTTCCACGTCAGGATCTTATATAAATTCATTACGTCATCGTCATACGTCATACCGGTGTGCAGCCCGGCGAACGTTTCGGATACGAACTCTTTCGGGTTGGTCATGGCATACTTGCCGACCCGACCGGCGATGGCCTTCTGGCTGTCCGCCGACCAGTAGCCCTGCACGTCGGGATACATCGTGTGCGCGATCTCGTGCAGCAACACGCCCATCGGGTGCGGCGTGGACAGGTGCCCGACCTCGTGGTTGCGCTTCGCCGACGCCACGGGATCCTTCCAGAATGAACAGCGCGGGTTGACGAGGATGCCATTGGTCGCGCTGCCCATCGCCGCGAAGCGGGAGTCGAGCTTGTGCCCCGATGGGTTCTCGGTCACCCCGTTGAACCCGGCGGAGCGCAACAGCTCCGCCGCCAGCTCGGCGTTTTTCTTGGCGCTGGTGCCCCACTTCGGTTTCGCCGCGCCGACCTTCTTCGCGCCCTCGGTGCCGCCGCCACCGCCGCCCGACGTCCACTCACCGCCCGCGTTCCGCGCCTCGGTCTCCCAGGCCTCGGCATCCGCCGACCGTCGCGCGGCGACGCACGGGGCGCAGCCGCACGCGGTCAAAACGCCGTGTCCGCGAGCCGGAACGGCGGCGGCATATCCTTCTCGTCCTCGCCGTCCCATTGATACGTTTCCGGCATGTTCAGCGTCGCCAGGATGATGTAACGCTCGCGCGTCAGCTCGCCGCCGTAGGTGAGCATCTGATTGACCACCGGGTCTTTTCGATACGGTTCCAGATCTTGTGCGGTTATCATGACTTCTTCCATGACGGTGTGCGCGGCACGCCCCGCAGCTCGGGGGATCCCAGCCGCATAATCGACGCCCGCGTCGCGGCGAGCTGCTTCGCTTCTTCCTCTGGGCTGTGGCTCTGGGTGTGCATGTAGGTTTTCCAGCGGTTATCCACGGCGGCGCGGAGCTTCTTGTCCCGCTTGCCCTCGGGCGTGAAGATCCCGCGCATCGACTCCCAGGCGATGCTCTGCATCTGGCGCGGCAGCAACGGCGGGTTCACCGATGCCGCCGCCCGCCGGTAGGCCTCGGCGATCATCGGGTAGGTGCCGCCCAGGCCATAGGTGTTGTCGCTCGGGCTACTGTTGCCCAGGCCCACCTGCACCTCGACGTTTTTCTGCCCCAGCGGGCGCAGGAACGCCCCGGCGATGGCGTGCGTGTCAATCGTTACGTGCCCGTCTTTACTCATGGGATCGATGATGTTCATGTAGAAATTGCGAACCTTGTGTGCCTCACCCAGGTTTTTCGAGATGTTCTCGGTGCTGCCGTCGTTCAGGATGTCGATGGCCTTGGCGATGTTCTTGCCCGTGGCCCAGGTCGATGCCGTCGCGGCGGCGGCGTTCCCCGACGTGTCGTCGTCGTCATCATCGGTATCGGCTTCCTTGTTGGTCATCCAATCGTCGCTGAACTTACCCTCGGGCGAGATCTTCTTATAGCGCCGGTCGCCATGTCCCATGTCGTGCATGTTGATCCACGTCGCCTGGTCCAGTGATGTCGTGAGATCCTGCAGCCGCTGGCCCTTGATGCGGTCGAAGATCGCCTGAAACTCCGCTTTCCTTTTGTCACCGGAACGACTCATCATGTCCAGCATCGCGGCCTGGGCCTTGGTATCAAACCGCTCGTTCTCGAACTTGCCACCCTTGGCGTAGTCGCGCCGGTAGTCCATCAATCGTTTTGTTATATCAACGTTCTGGAACCAGTCCTTCTTCGGCGACATCGCGGCGATGGCCCCGGCGATTTGCTGCGGCGTGTAGTTATAATCCTTCGACCAGTTGGTCGTGAGCGTCTGCGCGCCGTCATACCATTTGGACGCGTCCGCCCGCCATGACATCGGCACCGCGTTATACAGCGCGAGGATGTTACCTTGCGCGAACGAAATAAACCGCTCCGCCGCCTGTTTAGGCGTCTCGCCCGGCGGGCCTGGCCGCATGCCGATATACTCCACGGGAGGGTTCGCCTTGCCCTTGGCGTTCCTTCCGGGTGTGTATTGACTCTTACCGGTCAGCAGGTTGCTCGCCTTCTCCAGCCACTCGCTGGCCTGGGGCATCGTCGCCGACTGCCAATCCACGACCGACGTGTTGAGCTTGTGGACATCGACGCCGGTCAGCCGCTGTTGCGGCTCGCTCGGGATCCGGGTGGATATCGCCGCCTCGTGCTTGGGCGTGTGCAGGATCGCGCTCGGCGGTTCCCTCGCCGCCGCCACCTTGGCCACGAGCTTGCCCGCCTTCTCCGCCTTGACCGCCGCTTCCCTGGCGGTCGCCGCCTCGGCGCGGGTCTTGATCCGCATCGCCGACGCGGCGGCGCGCACCGCCTCGCGGGCGGACTTCAGGTGCGCGCGGATGGTCGCCCGCGCCGCCTTGCCCTTCTCCGCCCTGACCTCTTTCGCGGTGTTGCTGCTAGGCGCGGGGGCGTCGGGCCGGTCGTGTTTGGCGGTCGCCCCCCTGGTAGGGCCCGGTGCCTTCGTCTCGGGCGCGGCCCCGCCACCACCGGGGCCCTTGGAAAACTCCCCTGGGCTCTTCGGATTGCCACCACGCGGATGGTCGGCGGGATCGAAATCGATGTCCTCCGTCCAGGCGTAGTCGATAGTCATTGCCAGAGCGCGACGATCTTTCGTTACGTCGAGCTTCGCCCCGTGGGTAGCATGTATCCTTTGCCAGAGGGTTTGAGCAGCTCGATCCCCAGAGCCGCCAATGACTCGTTCGTAGTTTTCGCGCGCGTCGTCCCGTTGCTCCCTGTCGGTCCCGTCTTGTTTGGCGGTTCCAACGAACTCCGCGCGTCCACGCTGAGCCCTAACCTTCGAGCCGTAGCGACTCGCTGCTCGTGCGATGTCATGTTCCGCTCCACCTTCCAGATCGACCGAGTAGACGGTGGCACCACCGCCCTTGTTCGGGATGATCGTATGAAACGCCACCCCGTCCTTCAACAGGTTGGCGTGTATATCGGCCAGCTCGCCCGTCGCCTCGAAATGGTAGAGGTGAGCGTCGCCGCCGTCTTGCTCCTGAAATATAAGCGTCGCCTTCTGATCGGCAATATGCGCCTTCATCGCGGCGGCGACGCGGAGCTGGTCGAAGGTGCCCCCGTCGATCTCCGTCATGATGCTGTTCTCGGCCCCGTCCGACCACGCGCCGATGGCCGGTCGATCACGGGTGCGCAGCCCCATGGCGCGGTCGATCTCCGCCGACGCCTTTTCGAGGATATGCTGGCGCTCGGATCCGAGCCCCTTGACCGCGCCGGGGAAATCCTTGTCCGTCACACTGGGTGAAACGAACGCCGCCGAATGGATCTCGCGCGCCGGGGCCTTCTTGCCCCCGCCACCGCCGCCCGAGCTGAACTCCCCGGCGTTCTCGGGCTGCCCGCGCGGGTGCGCCGCCTCGTTCCAATCGGCATCCTCGGTCTGCGCATAGTCCACGTCGTCGTTGTCATCGGGCCGCTTCGCCTTGACAGACGGGTCGTCTGGCTTGTCATCCGAGCCGTCCGCCTTGTCATCGTCCTCGTCCGGCGTCTGCCCCTGGAACAGGATGGTATGCGCATCCTGTTCGTCCATGTCCTCGATGGCCTCGGAGAGACTCTCGAGAAACTGTTTCAGTATCGCAAGGTCTTCCTCGCTCAGCTCGATCTGCGTCCCGCCGCTCGGGTCGGCCTTCGGGTCGTCCGAGTCGTCCGAGTCGTCGTTCTCGGGTTGTTCCGGTAGCGCGTCCTTCTGCGGTGCCGCCAGCGCGCCCTTGACCATGCCCGCACCGCCGCCGACGAAGAGCTTCAACGCGTGCTCGATGATCACGTGATGCACGGCATCTTCGCCGAAATGCATGGCCAGCTCGCCCGCCGACCCGGTGGGATCCCCCAGCGCCATGCCCGCCGCCACCATCATGGCGCGTATCGCGAAAGACTTCAGCCCCTTGACCTGTTCCGGCGACGGCTTGTTGCCGGTCGCCAACGCCTTGAGGCCCCCGGCGGCGTTGACCGCGTGGGCCTTCTCTTCGAGCAAGTGCGCCTTCGCCAGTTGCGGCAGCGACGCGCCCATGGCGCGGATCGCCCGGCCAATCTGGTGCATCGCCTTCGGGTTGGCCTTCGCCGCCTTGAAATGCTCATGCACGATCTCGTAGTCCTCGGCGACGAAATGTTTCGCTCCCCCAAGGACTTTCCCGGCCATCTTTTTCGCTACCGCATCGATCTTCTCGCCGGTCGATGGCTCCTTCGCGCCACCGCCGCCGGTCTGCTCGCCCGCTTCGCCCGCGCGCACGTAGGTCTGCGCGGGCGGTCGCCGCGCTGCCGTCCTGCCGCCAGGCTCGCCCGCCTCACCGGCCTGGACATAGCTCTGGCTCTTGCCGCCGCCACCACCGCCACCGGGGCCGAACTGGCCCTTGTTATGCGGCTGGCCGCGTTTGTGCGCCGACTCGTTCCAATCGTCGGCGGTGAGTAACCCGTGGATCATGGCGTGCGCCTCTCGGGCTTTCGACAGATGCGCCTCGGTGTGCGCCACCGCCCGCGCCATCGCGGGCACATACTCATCGGGCACCGCGTCGAGCCGGGACGTCGCCACCGCGTGCGCCTTCTCGGCATGCTCAAGGTGCGCCGCCGCCGTGACCCCCTCCGCCGATGGCCGGATCGGCTTCGGCGGGAAACGTTCCGCCTTGCCGCGCGCCTTCAGCTCACGGTCGAGGATCGCCCGCTTGCCGACGTCGCCGCGCGCGGTGGACCCCTCCAACAGCCCGCGCGCGGCCTTCAACCGCTCGACGCTGTATTTGGCGTGGTCATTGTCGCCCGCGATATAGCGCGCCGCTTCTTGCGTCTTTGGCAGCGCGGGACCGGCGGCGGTCTCGATCAGCTCGTTCCACACGCCCTTCTGCACCCGCTCCATCTCGGCGTGCAGCGGGTTCTCGGGACCGACCGAGTGCTTGCCGTTGTGAAACGCGGAGAACGCCTCGGCCAGGAACTCATGGACGTTTTCCTGCCCGTAGGGGGACGTCTGGTTGCCCATGATGCTGAGATTGCCAGTGCCGCTATAGCCCAGCCACTTGTAGACGATATTCCATAACGTTATCGGATCGATCTTCTCTTCGAGCTTATGATTGAGATAATGCCCGAACTCATGCGTGATCAGACCCTCGACCGATGAGTCATTGACCAGACCGTCCCACTTCTTCGCATAGTCGGTCAGTTCGGTTTCGTTCCAATGCTTCGGCGACAGGTAGATCGTGCCGCCCCGGTGCGTCGCCATGGCGTCGGGCAGATCCAGATCATCGATCTCCGCCTTCACCGGCCCGGTGTTGTATTGTTTCGATAGTTTATCGACTATACCCTGCGCCCCGGCGAGGCTGAACTGTCCGGTCTCGTCGCGCGGATGGTCGCCCTCGTTCCATTCTGCTTCCGCATCGATGTTGTAGAACGGCGAGCCGTCCATGATCACGCATCGGTCGCCGCATCGCCCCTCATCGACCAGCGCCACGTGGTTGGCGATGATGTTGAGCTGGCGCGCCCTGCCGGGTATCTGCTGATCGTAGTGCGCCTGATAGCCGACGCTGAGAGCACGTTTCCCCGACGTAACGAGATTGATGCCCCGGCGGGTGGTGAACAGCAGGTCGGCGAGCAGCACGTCATGGTTCGCGCCGGTCCCGCGCCTGATGTTCTGCATGTTGCCGATGGCCAGGTGCGTCCACGTGTCCGGCGTCACCTCATCGTTCGGGTGGTCATTGGTGATCGGCTTGCCGGTGAAGCTCGCGATGGATCGTTCCGCGAACACCTGCTCGGGCTCGCGCTCCACCATGATCCAGCCGTCCGGCCCGGCATCGACGTCGGGCAGCTCCGCGTCCCGATAATACTGCAGCCCCGTGCGCGCGATGGCCACGTCCCGGCAAAGCAGGAACCCCTCGGGGGTCAGCTCCAGATGGTCGGATATGCGAGAGACCGTGTGCCATTGCATATGCGATCCCCCCTGTTTAGATCGGCGCGCCATGATGAAACGATCAACATACAATACGGACGGCCCCGAGTGCCCCGGCTGCGGCCACGTCTGGCGTCCCGAAGATAGTCACTACTTCGATGAGTCCGGCTTCGAGCTGGAATGCCATGAATGCGGAATGAAGATCGTCGTCTCGCCGAACGTCCACTGGTCGTGGTCGTGCAAGGAGATCACGTGAACAGATTGTCGATCCGCTCTTCGAGCACCCGCAGATACGCCCCCATGATGTATTGCTGACGTGTCAGGCGGATACGTTCACGTTGCGGAACCGTATCGAACGCCGGGCTCTGGATGAACGTGCCGAGCTTCAGGACTCGCGCCCTTGTCTCGTCACGTTCAGCCAACACACGTTGCTGCCAGAGAGGTATCATTGCTAGCTCGGAATAATGGGTAACGCGATGCAGCGGCAGTTGAAGATCGCGCCTGGGTGTGAGTGGAGCGGCGGGTCGGACTCAGGCGGGTCGGACCATGATTGCACGGTGTTGTTGAGCCGTCGATGGTTCTCGCGCACCCGCGCGTCGCCCGCCGTCTTCCAGATGTATTGCTCCGCTCCGACGTGCTCGGCGCGGGCCTGGGTCAGCACGCTGTTGGCCCTGGCGGTCTCGGTGCGGGCGATCAGCGTCGCGCGGTTCATCAGCCACTCCAGGCTGCGTGTCTCGCCTTTGGCGAACTGTGCCTCTTGCAACCTGCGGCCCAGCTCGGTCAGCCGGGGATCCCCCGGTGCCGCCCATGTCTCGGTGCCGACGTAGCCCGCCTCGCGGGCGGTCACCTCGGCGTATCGCTCGCCATCGACCAGCGCCTGTTGCACCTGCTCGTGGACCCATTGACCGGCCTCGACAGGCATGGACTTGATCAGCTCGACCTGTTCGCCCATCATGGTCGCGACCGGCAGACCAATCGGCGCGGTTTGCAATGCCACCTGTAGCCCACGGCTCATCTCGCCAGAGTGAGCTTTCCAGGCCGACAGGTTGCGGCGCGACACCTCGGCGACCATCCTGCCGGTCACCCGCCTCGCCCATGGCTCGTTCGCCGCCCCGTAGGCCCCCAGCGCCTCGCGTAGGCGTATCAGCTCGGGCTGCCCGGCGGTGCCGATGCGCGGGACGAAATGCTGGATGATCTCGTGGATGCTGCGCGCGTAGCGCCGCAGCGCCGCCCCGTAGGACGCCGCCGCGTTGTGCGCCTTGGCGAAATGGGTCTCCGCCGCCTGTTCGGCTCGCTTCCAGCGGCGATGCGCGGCCCGCTGTTCAGCGGTCGGCATTGTTCGTCGGCTCGCCCGCGCTCGGTGCCGGGACGCTCGCGCCCGGCATGCCAGCGCCAGGCGGCTGGCTCTCGGTCGGTGTGCCCGGCATGCCGCCGCCCTCGCCGCCTGGCGCGCCGCCGTTCGGATCGTTGGGATCCCCGCCGGGCATGCCGCCGCCCATCATGGCCTGTTGTTGCTGTTGTTGCTGCGCCTCTTCGGACCACGGCGCGGGCATCTCCTCGGACTCCTTGATGTCCTCGTCCGTTATGTTCGTGAAACGACCCGTGAGGATCGACCCCTGCTTCAGTTCCTTCAGCGCGATGCTGGTGGAGATGATCCCGGCGTTGTGCAGACTGACGATGCTGGCCACGTCACGCTCGGTGATCTCGCTCTTCTCTTGCTCGTTTAGTTGCTCAAGCGATCTAAAATCGAAATTGAACGTATCGGGCGGCTCGGTGCCGAGCACGCTGTGCCACATCACGTCCATGACCCTGGTCAGCGGTCGGCGCAGCCGCGCCTCTTGCGTGGCCTTGATCATATCGTAATAGTTACGCATGTCACTTTCGCCGGTCGCGTTCATTCCGCTTGGCGATTGACCGAACAGGCGGGTGAGCGGGATACCGAGCGCGCCGGATATCTGCTGACCCAGGATCATCAACGTCTCGGGGAGCCCGGCGAATGAATACGCATGCGTTTCAAATTCATCTTCACTATCGATGACCGTCATGCCCTCATTGCTTTGCAGCATGCGCATGAGGTCCATGGTCTTCATGAACTTCTCTGTCAGCTCTCCACCGGCCCCGATCAGGGTGCGGTAGCCCTTGACCTTGTAGGTGCGCAGGTAGGCCTTGTAGAGGAGCTGCGCCGCGCCCATCGTTCCGCTATCGAAAGCGATCAGCCGATCATACAGCCGCTCGACCACCGACATGCCCCAGCCGTTCTCGCCGATCTTCTGGCGGAACGGCAGCATCACGCCATCGATGCGCACGACCCTGGTGTAATGGATGCGCTGGCGCGGCATGAATGGCGCGGTCGCCATGACATCGTAGTAGCGCGGCATGCCGTAGTCCGGCCCATAGTCCAGCACCAGGTCGCGGAAGCTCTGCTGCACCATCCACCGGTCGATCACCTGAAAACCCTTGAGCTGGTCCTCGGCGACCGTGGTCGGGTCCAGCTCGGTCGCCATGTCCTGCCCGTCGATCATCATGACCATCAGCGCGCCGCCGTAGAGCCGGGACCACTTAATCGTTTCGTTTAGTGATTGCCACAGCATCAGCTCGTTCATCGCGGTATGGAGCTGCTCGATGGCGTCGGGGTCGGTCTCGCTGTTCATCTGCACGCCCGCGCGCGTCATGTCATCGGCGGGGATGTCGCACGCGGCACCGATGATCCACGAGCCACGGTAGGCCCACTCCAGCATCTGGCTGATGCGCGAGATAGGATGGAAGCCGTAGCCCGATGCGCTGTTCTGGTTCTGCGTGCCGATGCCGACGCGGGAAACGAAATTCTGGATATTGTCGAGCGTGAGTCCCCCCAGGCGGTCCTGACTGTTGCCAGCGGCGACGCGGATCCTGGGCTTCTCGGCGGGTAGTTCCTCTGCCATCATCACCTCTTGTCGAAGACGGAACCCCGATAATGATCGATCATCCCTGCGTCGGCCTGTCTCCACCCTGCCGCGAGGCGTTCGAGCGGCTCTGCGTCCACCTGCCGCACGGCGCGACGCCGTTCACGCTCAACACGCTGCTGAACTGCTCGCTGATCATACGGACATCGGGAGACGCCGACATTAACTACGAAACCGAAACATTCGATGTGCCGAGCTGGGCGCATATACGCTGGTGCCAATGGTGCGATGAAAACATCGTGGAGGGACCGAAATGAAAAAGCCCGATCCATCGACCTTCCCATGGCCAGCCGCGCTGTTCGTAAGACGTTTTGATCTCGAAAAGAAATATGATCGACCGCTGATCGGTGCCGTTCACCTCATGCCCGATAGCGACGGTGGCATGCCCGGTAGCGACGGTGCCGAGAAGATCGTCAAAGCCGTAGGCACGCAGCTCGCGGACTACGTCGAACGCCGCGACTTCACCGTGAGCGCCTGGTGGATGCGGCCCGAACAGGC